AGGGCGCGGGCTTTCTCCATTTCGGAGATAGTCGCGGACCAAGTGCCACTGTCGCCCTTTATGGCGCCAAGGCGTGAAAGTTTTGCGTCAGCCATTAGAAGAAAGACGGAGAGTTTGCGGTGGTCTTGCGAGCCCTCAATCCTCTCGGTTATCCCCGCAGGGGCCGATCAGTTGCAGTGGTGCAGAGATCCTGCCCCCACAGTAATCAGAAAACGTCGCTTCTTTCCAGCACTTCTGCAATCTTGGCCCGGTAACTCGGGTCTGTGTCGTAAAGCCTCCGACCCCTTTCGTCCTTTTTATTCATCGCATTTAGGACTTGCTGCTTTGAAGTAAACGTGGGCTCCGCTGACGGCGGCCGGCCTCCCAGCATCCGGGGCTCAGTCCTTCCCTGACTTGGTTGCATCGCTTTGGTTTGAATTGTTTTCAACGCCCAGCGAATTGCATTGGCGTTACCGCTATCCACCGTGGCGTTGTACGCCTCCAGCTCCGATGTATCCAGGTTCTGCTGGGCCCAGCTACTCAGTTGTTGGAACTGGGCGTCACCGCCCACCTCGGCCTTGAGCTGTGCAACGTCAGCGTCACTCAGTCCTTGAGCTTCACCGGCCACCGATTCAGCCTGAGCGCCGTTGACATAGTTCTCCACCACCTGGCGAGGAACTTGGAACGTCTCAGCAAGTGCGTCGTAATGGGCACTGATGTCTTCCCCGCTATCAGCTTTGAACATAATTTCTGCCATGTCCAAGCCCTTGTCGGACAGGGCACTAACGGCTTCCTCGCCGTAAACGTCCACTGCCTGTTGCTGTGTATAGCTTGTGGGGGCCGGACTGGGCGGCGCTACTTCAGCGGCCTGTTGAGAGGGTTGGCCGCTGAGCTTTCTTTCCAGCTCCTGGTAGGCCTTTGCAAGGTCTTCCGTGCTCTCGAATTTGCCGAGCAGCTTCTCTTCAGGGGCGGGACCTTCCTCAAACTCCCGAGCCAATTCCTCCTGCCCTGGTGCCACCATCCCTTCGCCAGTGGCGTCAGGTGTGCTGATCTCAGGTCCCGTCATTTCATCGGGATCCCAGGGAATCGTTGTCGCTCCAGCCATTAGCCCTCCGGTGGTTGTTGCATTTCCTGCGCAGTAGCTGCGGCGTTAGCCAGTTTCTGAGGATCGCCCATGCCGCTTTGCATCATCTGCTGTTGCATTGCAGCCTCTTGAGCTGCTTGTTGCTCAGCGGCAAGTTCTTGCTCAGTTTTGACTAACCCCACTGGGGAAATCCCCATGCTGCTTGCAAGTCTACGCAGTAATTCTGACGGCTTGATGTAAGCAGCGACAGACTCTGGGCCAAGGGTTGTCTGCAAGATATTCATGAACCTTGCCGTTTTCTCCAGGTCGTTGCCTCGGCCCACACCGGCCAAGCCCACTGAAGTGACTGGCTTGATCAGCCCTTCTGGCAATCGCTTCATCCCACCCTTGCGTGCAAATAGCTCAAGCTTGCGTGAGATATATGGCGCTTGAAATGAGACGGTCAGGTTGGCGTAGACCGACCCGAGCGACGTTTCCAGTTGGAGTGTTTGCTGGCGGACCTCTTCCGCAGTAACGCGCTCAGCCTGGCGCATCTCAGCCAGCATGAAACTTGCAGCCAAGCGCTGCTCAATTTGCTGCAGAGTCGCAGAAGCAACTGAGAGATCTGACGCCTTGGATCCCATCTGCACTGGGAACACATCGTCAGGGTTGCCAGGCACATAAGCGCCGTTAGCTGACTCCGCCAGCACCTTGGGATTACAGACGCCTGAGGGCTTCACCAGGAACTTGGCCTGTGCTGCCACCAGCGCACCCTCAGCAACAGCCTGGCTCAGGGCCTCAGCTGTCTGCAGATCTGCAATGCAAGCTGTCTCGATGTAGCCAGGTGAGTAGCTGCTCGCACTCATCGAACTCATGCGCAATGGCAGCCATGGCGATGCCGATGCGCGTGCACTTGCGCGTGATCCCTTCAGCTCCTGCTCTTTAAATTCCTGATACCACTCGACCCGATCTCCATCCCAATTGATGTGAGTGAAGATCTTGTGCACCTTGTATTGGCTCTCATCTTCAAAAGGATCCTGAGTGCCGACCACCTGAGTGCCGCCACCAAGCAGGCGCTTGTCATCGGCGTCCTTGACCAGCTCCTTCAGCTCCTCCGGCAACGTCTCATCGGTGAGCTCTTCGCAGACCACACACTCCAGCGGGTTGCCCATGGGGTCCCGCAGCAGCACATATTGAGTCAGGGGGAACGCCCGGCAGCCATCCTCATCGATGTGCAGCAGGCAGTTACCAGCCACAACGAGGTGCATCAGCGCCTCATGCAGCACCACCCGGTCATTGCTGGTTTCAATGCTGCGCAGCACTGACAGCTCAAGCTTGTTGAGCGCCAACTCCATCTCCGACTTCATTGCGGCGATGTCGTCCTCGGTGGCGCCAGCCTCAGCCATTGCGGCCTCCTGCTTCTCCATCTCCACCGGGTCCATCGTGAAGCGGAAGAACGCCTCAGTTGGGGGCAGAAGAGCCATCAAAAGGCGCGAACAGAGATTGTTCGTACCTCTCGCCCCAATCCCATTCCAGGGGAGGCTGTAGGAGTCCATGTTCTCCACCACCGGCGTGTCTGACCGGGGGATGAGATACGGCACCGTCAGGGCGGCTGACCGCCTTGCTCTACTCAGCCAGTAATTTCTGGTTGAGCAGTGCTCTTTGTAGAAGGCTTCGCAGGTCATTGTCAGACAGCAACATTGGGTCCACTACCGGGCACACCGCCGGTCTGGCCAATGCGCAGGGACGCACCGCCATCCCCCCGGTTCCGCTTCTTCTTCTTCTTTTTGCCACCTGATGTCTGAGCGCTCGGGCCAGACCCAGAGACCTGGCCGGCACTAGCTGAAGCACGAGCAGCAGCAGCCTCGGCCCTGGCCTGGCTGGCAGCCCTGCTCTGCTGAGCCTTTTGCTCCGCATCCGCAATCAGCGTTTGCTGGACCTTGTAAGAAGATTCCTGCTGCGCCTTCAGCTGCGCTGCTGCGGCCTCCCGTTGGCGCTCAAGCGCGATCTGTCGCTCACGCTGCGCTTGCTCTTCCTGATGCCTCCGAATCGTCTCTGCGACGATCTGCATGTTTCTGCGGCGATTGCCGCCGCCTCCTCCTCCGCCTCCACACATGGCTTAAACCCCCAAGTTGATGCCGGTGCCGGACGTGTTTTGCACGCCAGCAACGTTGATCTTCAAACCCTTTTTGCCTTTGTCCTTAATCGATTTCTCTGTTTTCTCTGTGGTCTGAGCGCCTTCAGTTGGAGTCACCTGTGCGCTCGCGACGCTGTAGGAACCTGCGAAAGCCTCGTTGGCCGCCAGGTCGGCGTCCAGCGCAGCCTGCTCTTCAGCCAGTTGAATCTTCAGCGCCTCAGCCTGCTGATTGGCAGATTCAATCTGAGCGTTGAGCTGCTGTTGGAACATCTCCTGCTGCTGCTGCATCTGCGCCATGTACTGGTTCATCTGCTGCTGCTGCTGAGCGATTACAGCCGGATCAGGTCCCTGGGTCTCGACTTTTTGGCCACCCCCTCCTCCAAAGCACATGAGTTCAGCCTCCTAGGTTGATGTTGAGCCCAGTGCCCTGAGCACTGGTGGTTGCGCGTGGTCTGTTGATGCGCAGCCTCGACTTGCTGGTGCGCTTCTTCTTCTCGTTCAACTCAGGGGCTTGCGCCGTTTCTTCCGGTGGAGGTGGTCCGATTAGCTCTGCCAAGCGCAACGCCTCTGCACTCGTGTTCTCCGCCCTCTCAATCTGAATGTCTCGCAGTTGTTGCTGATATTCCCCCTGCATCCTCAGGCTGTCGTTCAGCTGCGACTGAAGACGCTGGGACCCCATCTGCATTGCCGACTGCATCGCGCTGATTTGCGCGTTCGCCATCGAGTCGTATGCACTTGTGTCGGGCACTGTGATCGTGCTGCCACCACCGCCGCCGAAGCACATCAGATGACCCCCTCTGCTTGCTCTTCTAACTTTTGAGCTAGCCAGCGGACAACATCACACTGGCCAGCGCGGAACCAAACCTCCTTCTCAGACCAGTCCAGATCAGCAGACCGCTCTGGGAACTGAGTCGCCAGAGCAGCCACTAATCGCTCATCAATCTGGGGAAGGTAAGCCACCCAAAAGCCGCAACATCCTTAGGTTACCGGCGGGGTCCACAAAAGAGGAACTTGAGCCTTGAAGTCGTATTCACCTGTGCGGAGTATTCGTGCACAGCGAGCCTGGGTGATTGCGTCCTGTTCGCTTAAACCAGCTTTCAGATAACACTCCAGGACTTTCTCCCACATGCTGCGCTCGGTGTTGACCTCGGCCAACGCCTTGCGTGCTGCGACCTCGCCGATTTTTGGACAGCCCTTGTAGCCATCAGCGGCGTCCCCCGTAAGGATCTGCTGGTAGAGCGTCCGGTTGGCAGTGAAGTTGCTGACGATCTCCAGATCACCCTCGGCGGTGAGGTGGATGCCAGCCAACGTCTTCATGTCCTTGTCACCGGAGACCACAATGTCTCCCTCCTGCAGGTGCAGGCCGATCACATCGTCAGCCTCGATGCGGGGGTGCCGCCAAATGTCAGCCCCCAGCTGCCGAGCCATGGTGTTCATCTCGCCTAGAAACTTGGTGTAGTTACCAGGCGGCCGCCGCTTCTTCCGGTTGGCCTTGTACTCAGGCAGCAAGTCCTTGCGGAAGTTGCGGCCCTGGCCACGAACGAACACAAACAAATACTCAGGCCGCGGGAAGCGAGCCATCAGAGGCAACACCTGCTGGCGCAGGTTGGCCATGGCCTCACGGTGGCGGAACACGTCCACCCAGTCGCCGTTGCCCCAGTCCTGCAGCTCCACCGCCGCCGAACAGTGTCTGAAGCTGTAGAACTCGCAGTCGAAGAAAACCCTCTTCACAGCAGCACCTCCACCTGAGCAGCGGGCCAGCGATTCTGCGCGTACTCAAGAGCCTTCTTCTTGCTCTCAGCGTGAAAGCTAAGAGTCATTGACCGATAGCCCTCGATGACGATCTTCACTTTGAACAGCTTGGTTCTGGCCCTCTTGTCAGCCCTGGTGACGCCAGGGCCTTCATGAGCACAAACAGTCCTGATGACTTCAGCTGTGTTCTCCTGGTACTTCTGCTCTCTGCGGTCAGCCCACTTGCTCATCACTGACCCTCCATTTCAAAAAGCTTGCGGCCGAAGTACATGGCGCCATCCCAGTAGACGGTGCCGTGCTGGTCACCATCCCTGATCGCCTTGTCCCTCAGATCGTGGCAATAGCGCATCAGTCGAATGACCGCCTCCCTTTCCACGTCTAGGGGTTTCTGATCTGGATCTGACATTGCGGTCGTCGTAGACGGAGGTGAGTTTGTGGGTTGCTCCTGTGCTCCAGGAGATAAGACAACTTGCATCGGAAGTAGAAACGATTGAGCCGGATTTCCAGCCAGACCCGGTGTAGAACTGCACCTGCTGGCCGATAGCGAAGCGTCGGAAGTTCATGGCCTCCAATGCCCCGCTGTGCTGTAAGCCTCCAGATCTCTGAAGGTGGGAGTGAGGAACTTTGGATTGTTCTCTAGGAACTCACGGCTTGGAAGCACTGGATCTTTCGCGTTCTTGTTGAACTGAACGATCGACCACTTCCCTGTCAGCAAGCCCCTTTCGAGAATCCTCCGCATCTCCTCCTCTCCCATGAGAGGTTCAAGAGCCATCAAGCACCTCTTTTAAATAGTCCTGCCAGATCTGCTTAGTGAGCCCGTGATATGTAGGGCCCTCCACAGGTGGCAACGCCAGTGGTGGCTCTGGCGTAGCGGGCAGCATTGCCAGCTGATCTGCCGATGGCGCAACTAGCGCCGGCAGCTCTTCCTTGAAACCCCAATTCCTATTGGCCAAGCCGTTCTCACAGCGGTAAAGCGGTGACATCAACTCGGTCCAGGTGGGGTATCGAAGGAAGTCCTCACCAGCTGTGGACTGGAGCCACTTC